GACTCCGACAGCAGCGACAGCCGCGCATCCACCGCCGCCGACGCCTGGTAGAACCACACGCTCGCCGCCCCGCCGCGCATGGCCCCATGCGCGGCGTATCCCAGGAACCGCCGGGCGTCCGTCAGCTCCGCCTCCGTCAGCGACGCCCCCGCCACGGCCTACCCCACGTGCTCAATGATCGCCGCCCGCTTGAACGCCGCGTTCGTCGCCGTCGGCACCACCGACGGATTGGTGAGCGTATCGGACGGCGCGCAGAACCCGCCGATCCAGTACCAGCTCTGCGCAATGATCTGCTGCAGCCGGTCAATCGGCTCCCGCGTCACCATCGCAATGCCGTCCACCATGCTCACGATGCTGTCCGGCGGCGCCACGTCCGGCGCCGCCATGCCCGCAAAGTCGCCCTCGATCAGCGCCCCCTGGCCCACCACGATCGGCCGCCGCACCACCGCGCCGGCAATCGTCGGATGCGGCTGCACGTACGCCTCCGTCGTCGGCACGAACCGCAGCCCCAGGAAGTCGTTCACCATGCCCCGGCGGAACACCTGGTTGGCGCTCGTCGCCCCCGTGAACAGCCGCTGGAAATCCTGGTCCGCAAACAACTGCCGCGCGCTGACGGGATCGAGGTAGCAGTTGTACGCCCCGTCAATCTCCGGCACCGCATTCATCCGCAGCTTCGCCACGGCATCCAGCAGCGGCCCCATCGCCAGCGTATCGCCGGCCTGCAACGCCGCCGTCGTCGCCCGCCCGCCCGGCCGCAACACCACCGAGGCATTGGCCGCCTGCACCGCGCTCCCCAGCGCCCCGTCGCCCACGCTCACGTTCGTGGACAAGGTCAGCGTCCCCGACACCCCGCCCGGCGCCGTGCTGACGTTAGACGCATCCATCGTGAAGCCCACGACCACATACACCCCGGCGCCGATCGTCACCGTCAACGTCGTCGTCGCCCCCACCGGCGACTGCACCCCGTTCACGAACGCCGACGTGAACCCGCGCAGGTCATCCACCGCCACCACCGGCCCGGCCGATCCCAGCGCCACCCGCACCCGGGTGTTCCCGCCGAAATACGGCGCAAACAGCGCATTCCGCGCCAGCTCGTCCAAGGACCGAGCCGCCTGCTCGCCATTGACGGCCGCGTTCTGCAGGAACTGCGACGCAATCCCCACCCGGCTCGTGACCACGTTCAGGTCCGTCGTCGCGGCATAGTGGTTCAGCGTGATCGTGTACTGCTCCACCCCCCACCCCGTCGGCACCAGCCCGTTGTCCAAGTTGGTGTTCAACTGCGGCGGCACCGGGCTGGTCACGCTCGGCTTCAGCCCCGCCCGGGTCTTCGTCAGCGTCTCGCCGATCCCCACCTGAAAGTCCTGCCGGTCCGCGCACGCCCGGTAGCCCAGCCGCGACTGCATGGACTGCTGGAACTCACGCTCCAGGAAGCCCTGCTGCAGGATCGGCTGCAGGATCGCCGGGAAGTTCTGGATGCCCATGGAAGCTGCTCCATCCGTATGAAACGAAAAAACCCGGCGCGGCAAATGCCGGGCCGGGTGGGGTCGAAAGGATCAAGGTCACGACGCCGCGCCACGCCAGCGCCGCCATCATGGCTAAGAGGTATCAATTTCCTGGGGTGGCTGGTCAAGGATTATTTTCATATTTTCTAGCTGCTCCGCTCGTCATTGCGAGGAGCGAAGCGACGCGGCAATCCAGGGACCATCAGAGCCGGGAACGGCCCTGCAAGGCGGCACGATCAGTCTGTGGAACCGGACGGTCCGGCACCAGGCCACCACCACAGCGCCATACCCAAACTATCCGGAGTGATCACGCTTCGACAGCCCGCGACTCTCCAAAACTGCCTTGCAAACACGTCGAAACGGCTCAGGCACAGCGGGTCCAACTAGCACTAACTGCCGGCAAACCCCGCCGCATTGCCCCGCAACCGCTCCGCCACCGCACTCCCCACGGCCTCCGCCACCCCAGCCCCCATCGCCGCCGCCACCGGCTGCAAGAACGGCCGGGGCGCCATATGCACCGTCCCCATCTCCTGCGGTGCCGCCGCCTTGTCGCTGCTGCCCACCACCGCCCGCAATCCCTCGGACCCGTGCGCAACACTCTCCCGCAACGCCCCAGTCCGCAGCCAAGGCCGCGTATGGTCGCCCCCAGGCGCCGTCCCCAACCCCGCCCGCACCGCCTCCGCCATCAGCCCGGCCTGAGCCTCCAACACCACCCCCATCACCCCAGCCACCTCCGCATCCCGCAACCGCGCAATCGCCTCCGCCAGCCCGGCGACCCCGATCATCCGCCCCGCCGCAGCAGCTCGGCCCGCGCCGCCCGCCACTCCTCCACACCCATGTCCATCGCCGACCGAGGCGCAGCCGGTGCCGCCACCGGAGCCGCCGCCCCGCTGCTGCTGCTCCCCCCGCGCCCGAACAGCCACGGCTTGTCCTGCCGCAGCCGCCCCATCAGCGCCGCGCCGCCCGCCAACGCCCCATCCTCCGTCAGCTTCACCACCGCCGGGTCAATCAGCCGCACCCCGTCCAGGTCCACCATGCCCGCCCGCACCGCCTCCGTCCGCAACTCCGCCTGCACCAGCCGCGCCCGCAGCACCGCGTTCTCCGCCGCCAAATCCGGTGCCGCCACGCCCAACATCGAATCCACCACTGGGTCCGTCATGCATCCCCCTTCTCGTTCCCGGTTTCGCCAGTCCCGACTTCGCCATCCCCGACGCCGCAATCCAAGTCGCTTCCGGCCCAATCCGCCGCCAGCAACCGCCGGGCCGCCGCGCGACCCAGCAGCCCGCCCTGCACCAGGGACAGCACCGTCGCCGCGTCCGTCGCCCGGTCCCCGCTCGTCGCGGGATACCAAGCCGGCCACACCAGCCGCAGCGCCGCCTCCGGGTCCAGCGCCCCAACCGCCTGCCCCCCGGCCTGCAACGGATACACCTGCGCCGCCCGCAGGATCAGCCGCAGCACCTGCAACAGCCCGCCATCGCCGTACGACACCCGCAAGTTGTCCGCCAACCAGACCAGCCCCTGGTTCATCAGCTCCAACGCCCGCCCCGACTGAGGCGCCCCCAGCCGGCTCGGATCGGCCCGGTTGCCATGCACGCCCTCCAGCGCCAGGTCCCGCAGCACCCGCACGTAATCCAGCACCGCCCCGGCCGCCGTCCCGCCGATCTCCAGCAGCCGTGCATCGCCCTTCTCGCTCACCACAAGCGCGTTACCCGCGCCCCGCACCAGCTCCCCCTCCAACCCCGCCGGCTCCTTGATCAGCAGCGTCGGATCGCTGGAATACTTCAGCCCCCGCCCGGCCTGGCTGAGCTGGTAGTCAATCTCGATCCCCGTCTCCACCGCGCTCCGGAACGTGCACGCCCCGTCCGGCGCCACCCCGCCCGGCAGATTTCGGATCCAAACCATCGGCACGAACCCCAGCCCGTGCCGCACGCTACGCCCGGCATCCACCGCCGGCACACCCGCCGCACCCACCGCCAACGGCACGAACCAGGTCTCCGCCTCCGAATCCCACCGCCGCTGGAACCAGTAGGCACCACCAGGGTCCGCCACCTCATACCCCAGCGCCTGCAGCTCCCGCCCCGGCACCTTGTACCGCTCCGTCACGCACTCCAGCACGTCCGGGGCGTCCGCCTGCCACAGCGGCGTCAGCCACGCCGTGTCCAGCACATCCACGAACACCCGGCCTTGCAACACCCGCAGCAACAGGCAGCACGACCCCACGCTCCCGCGGATCGCCGCCTCCGTCATCACCTGGTTCAACCGGCAGTCCCGCGCCACCCGGCCCAGCGCATCCCGCACCGCCGCATCCGGGCTGGCCACCTCCGGGAAGTGCCCGGCGCTGAACAGCAGCGCCACGCTGTCCTCCACCACCACCCGCGCCAGCGCATACCGCACCGACGGCCGCCGCCGGCGCAGCGGAATATACTCCCCCGACGCCGACCGCTCATCATGGAACTCATACGGCAGCGCGTCGTACAGCGTCCCCTCCAGCACCCGCCGCATCAACTCCAAGCGCCGGGTGCGCGGCGACGCGTCGCCGTCCCACGGGATCAGGTCGCAAATGGTCTGGAACATGCGGACCCCCAAAAACAATGGGCCGGCACCACCCCAGCGCGTCACCGCGCCGGGGCCGTGCCGACCCTATGCCCAAGGTGTCGAATTCTTGGG